ACTCATGCGGTTAATATGATAGAGTATGGCATAAATTATTTATTCCCTAAGACAAAGGCTGCTGGGATTGTAGTAGGAATAGACCCCGGGCAGGAAATAAAAGATGAAGAAGGAAAAACAATCAGGACTATGGAACCTATTATGACCAGAGGAGCTTCCGTGGCTAGCGTTATAGGAGAGAGAAGAATTATTAGAGGAGGTATATTATGAAAAAAACTAAAGCAATAAAAGGATCATCCGAAGTTATTTTGAACTTTAATGAAAGACAGAAGAGATCTGTTGAAATCAACCGTAGATTAGCTGAAGCATATCCGATGGTAGGCGGATCAGGCGAAGATTCTCTATGGCGTTCATTAACTACTAATCAGGATAGGGACCTTAATTTACTTACGCATCGCAGGATGCAAGATATTGCATTTTATCTATATGATTCTAATCCTATGGCTGGTAGGATTATTGAAATCATTGAAGATTTTGTAATCGGTGATGGTTTTACTTATTCGGCAAAAGATCCGGATGTAAAAGAAGTATTGGATGATTTTTGGAATGACCCTGATAATAATCTTGATGAAGAGATGAATATCAATGTTGTAGAGTTATTTCTTTTCGGTGAACTTTGTTTACCAGTCTGGGTTAACTCGGCTGATGGCGCTGTAAAATTACAATACATAGACCCTAAGACAATATTAAAAATTAGAAAGGACTTCAATAACCCCAAGATAAATAAAACTCTTACTTGGAGAAAACCTAGCGGTTCAGTTGAAAGAGAACTGAATATTATCAATGTTGATAAAGGACTGAGATCTAAAACCTATGGTAAATTAACAGGAGATTGTTTCTATTTTACGATTAATAAAGTAAGTTCAGCAACTCGGGGCAGAAGTGCATTATTGCGATTGGCTGACTGGCTGGATGGTTATGACCAATTCCTTTTTGCAAGACTAGAAAGAGCATTTTTGCTTAACAATTTTATTTGGGATATTCAATGTGAAGGAATGAATAAAGGCGAGTTAGAAGAATTTGTCAAAACTCTAGCCACGCCTCGTCCCGGCTCAATAAGAGCGCATAATGAAAAAGTAACTTGGAAAGCTGAAACTCCTAAGTTAGAATCAGCTGATGCTTCAGAAGAAGCGATGTTGTTTAAAAATCAGATTTTAGGTGGTGCAGGATTTCCTGAACACTGGTTCGCGGAAGGAAGCAGAACTACTAGGGCGACCGCTCAGGAGATGAGCCTTCCGACATTAAAAAATTTAAAATCAAAACAAAAAAAGGTAAAATTTATTATTAAACGAATATTTAATTTCGTTATAGATCAAGCGATAATAGCTGGAACTTTATCTAAAGATGTTGATAGGGAATTCAGAGTTATCCCTTCGCCAATAGTTTCGCGGGATAATCAGGGTGCCGCTAATTCTATAAGTGGCCTTGTTGATGGGCTTATTAAAGCAAAAGATAAAAATTGGATAGATGATAAAAAAGCAAAGACAGTATTGAATGCGGTAATAACGCAACTTGGAGTTGATATGGAAATTGATACTGATGATGAAGAAAATGAAGAAAGCAGCAGTTCAATGTCATCAGATTCTTCCAGCAGCACAGAGAGCAGTTCAGGAAGTTCGAATTCAGAAAATCCTGATGGACTGGAGGTAATATAAATGAAAAAATTTTTACTACCTTTATTAGAAGACTTTTCCTTAGATAAGATAGACATAATAGCAGATGAGAAAATTATGGAAGGTGTAAAACCGGCATTTGGTTCTCCGGGAGGCAAGTTCTTTGTGGCCGGGAAACTGATAGCGATGTTTCCTGAACATAAAAGATATGTTGAGCCGTTCATAGGTGGCGGTAGTATATTATTCAGGAAGAATAAACAGGCTGAAGAGTTTATTAATGATAAAGACCAAGAGATATTTACTTGTTTTAAGTTCATGCAGAATATCAATGACCAACAGATAGAAGCGCTGAATAAAATGGACTGGAAGACATCGAAGATAACTTTTGGCAATCTATTGGCTGAATACAAAGAAAGCCCAGAAAATAAAGACCCTGTTTATCAGTTCTACCGATATACTTATATTAAAGCGGCCTCGGATGCCGGAGAGATGCGCTCCTATGATGATAGGGCCGAAGGCGAAATAATGAAACTCACCACACGACTAGCTAAGATAAAAGAACGGCTTGCTGGAGTAACCATAGAGAATATGGATTATAGGGAATTTGTAAAGAAATATTCCAATCAAGAATCTTTTACTTTTCTTGATCCGCCATATCCCAGCGCTAAAATGAACTGGAAATGGTGTCCAACACAGGAAGAATTCGAATCTTTTAGTAAAACAGTCCCGGGTAAATGGATGGTTACTTATGAAGTCTGTGATGGCTGGAAAGAATCAAAATATTACAGAAAGATACTTTCTCAATACAACCTAGCGGCACCATCAGCAGGCCACATGACTAGAAAAAACGAATTAGTAGTTACGAATTATCCGATACAGCAGAATACTTCTTATCTATCAACTTCTTGTTTAGATCAAGAAGAAATGATAGAGGCATTGGATTTTATTAGTCAAACTGACATAAGGCTTGAGGAAAGCAAAGACTTACAGGAAGAGTTAAAGCAAATTTTGAAACTTTATGCTGCTAAGCGGCGCGGGGAAGAAGTTAAGCAAGAATTTGAACAATTGAAGCAATTATTTTGTAGTTGTGTCAAAAAAATGATAGAAGCAGGAACTACAAACTTCCAACCTGAAAAACTTTCCCCATTTGCATTGGAACTTTTTGACAAATACACAGAGTATAAATATATTGTTGTGCAACCTGATGGAAACCAACAAGCATTTAATAACCTAAAAGAGTTGAAAGACAGTGGGACTGATTACCGCGGATACAAATTAGATATTAAAATGAAAGAAGCAGAAAAAAAGATAGGAAACTTTGCATTGTATCATCAATGGTGGAAAGGGAAACATTTAGAAAGCAAATCTTTGGATAGTTTCATAATTGCTACAGATTTGAATATTGATTTATTTTTAGATGTTAATCCATTGAACGAAGACTTTAAAGAATCAGTATTTTATATAAAACCATCAAAATATGAGGTTATGAAGGTTAATGAATCTACTACTTTCGTAGCCCCGCGAAGTAACCTGAATATAACCGAAATGCCAGCTTGGATGAAAATACTTGATATGGGGAAAATATCAATTCTAGAGTCCACAGAGTTAGAAAAAACCATAGAGTTTATGGGCGATAAACTGAAAGGAATATTTACTGCGAAAAGAGATAATTGTTCTTCTGATTTTTGGAGCTTAAAAATATAATACTTGACTTTTAGATTTTTATTAGTATATACTTTACATAGAGTTATAGACTTATCCACAGGATATTAACAGGAGTTATATGCCATACCCTAATACCCACAGTGCAAGAATTTTAGAACCTCTACCTAGCAATTCTGCTGTTTATGCAACGAAAGGTATAGCTCCCGGTATCAGTATTGTTTTACAAAAATCTAAAGGCGATCCTAATGCGCCAATGAAAACACAGTCCTACCGTTTTGGAAAAAATCAATTTACCCCTGAAGAAGCAAAGGCATGGTTGAAAAAGCATAATATTTCTTACATATCTTTTGAACCGGCAAGAGACACCGGAAATACAGAAACAAGAAAGGATGTTATTAACCGAATAACCAAAGAACTATCCGGTGCCATAATTGCTTAAACTAAATCAGACCAATATAGTTTCATTTTTAGAAAGTACTCCTTCTGGAGATATCTGGAAGGTGATTATTATTGAAGAAGGCCTTTCTAAAAATGGAAAATATTACACCAAAGAAGCCCTCCAAAAAGCAATCCCTCTTTTCGAAAAATCAAAAGTATGTTTCTACGAATGGAAAGATAAGCATTTTGACCATATTCCTTTATCAATAGAGAAAATTCGTCCAGAAGGTTTTCCTCTCCAGACAGCAGGATATCTTGATAATGTCAAGTATGAAACCGTAAAAGTAGAGGGGAGAGAAGTTTCTGGTTTAACAGGGTCTCTGCACTTACTCGAAGAAAACAGTAAAGTTAAAGAGTTAAAGCAGATGCTCGTAAATGCTTGGCAGAAAGGATTAAAAAACTTTCTTGGTTTATCAATAAATGCGGAAGGCCCGTCAAGCGTGCGTATGCTTAACGGCCAACCGGTAACAGTGGTAAGTGGAATTAGTAAAGTATTCAGCACGGATTTTGTAACTCAACCTGCGGCTGGCGGTGAGTTACTAAAGATAATCGAAAGCCTAAACCAAAGAGGAGGTAGTGAAAAAATGTTTAAGAAGATTCTTGAAGCCTTAAAAGCTTGGAATCCAAAGTTGTTAGAAAGCGTAGATATCGAGAATATCACAGAAGAAGAGGTAATTAGTATTTTTGAGTCATTGGTTACAGAAGCAAAGGCAAAAAAATCCGCTAAATGTGAAGAGTTAGAAGGTATCGTAAAACATTTAAAGGATAAGAAATACGACGAAGCAGAAAAACTGCTTAATGAAGTAATTAAAATAAAAGAAATGACTGATGGGGATTTAATAAAAGCAGCTGATGAAGTATTGACTCCTGAACAGTTAAAGAAAAAGAAAGAATTAATGAAAGCGCAGGCAGATGCCGCTGCTGCAGGACAGACAGAAGCAAAAAAGAAACAGGAAGAAATAGATAAGAAAAATAAAGACCTTGAGGCAAGATTAGCCGATATAGATAATCAATTAAAGGTCAGGGAATGCAAGGAAATGCTTGAATTAGCCCTTGGTGAAAGCAACCTTCCTGAACCGATAAAAGTTAAAATTAGAAATTCTTTTAGGAGCAAGGTATTCAAAGAGTCAGAACTTAAAGAAGCGATTAAATCTGAACGCGAAACATTAGCTAAGTTAATCGAAAGTAAAGCAATAATTGATTTCGGCGGAGATGTTGAAGGTTCATTCGTTGAAAGAGAACCGATTACAAGGCTACAGGCGTCTTTAGATTTAATGATGGGAGTTAAGCCAACTGATGCCGAAAAAGATAAATATAAGGATATTGATGGTTTTACATCATTAAGAGAAGCTTATGTAATTTATACAGATGATCCCAGGATTACAGGAAGATTAGGCCCGAAAGCAATAACAAGACTGCATGAAGCTTTAGATGACAATAGCAGTTTTAATTATGCTTTAGGTTTTTCTATGCAAAGAAGGATGCTTCCTGAATATCGGGGAGTACCTGAACTTTGGAGAAAAATAGCGGTAACTACACCGATAAAAGATTTTAAACTGCAAGAAAGAATCCAATGGGGCGGGTTTGGCGTGCTTCCTACAGTTCAAAATGCAAGAACAGTTGCTGGAACACCTATCGATTCTGAGACTCCGTCTTATCCTGAACTTGGATTCCCGACTGACCAAGAAGCGACCTATGCAGTCATGACAAAAGGTGGAATGATTACCATAACCAGAAGGATGATTATTGACGACGATCTGAAAGTGCTTACAGGAATACCGAAGAGAGTTGGCAAGGCCGCTGGTTATACATTAAATCAGTTTGTATTTGATTTAATGATAGGTTACGGCGCTTCTGGTATCAATACAGCTACGATTTACGATAAAGATTATTCTGGTGCAGCTACAGTGCTTTATGTAGCGGCTCATAAGAATTACAGGACAGGAGCTTTAGGTTATGATAACCTACAAGATTTATTGAACGATATGTGGTATCAGTGTGAACTTGGTTACAAAACTGATGTTGCAACCCAGATAACTAGTGGTACATCATTAGTCGTTACAACTACCACATATATCAAAGCTGGAGATTACCTCTGGATAGATGGTGAAATCCTCAGGGTTGACAGTGTAACTAATGCTACCACATTGGCTGTTACAAGAGGTTTATTTGGAACAACCAGCGCTACACATGAAGTTCTTGCTGATGTGCGTAAAGTAACGCAGTTCTTAGCTATAGAGAAACCTATTCTCTGGGTTCCTCGTTCATTAAACGGGACTGCATTAGCACTGCAAAATTCTGACAAGCATCCTGAAAACGCTGAAGGCGGAATCAATACTCTGAAAGGGCAGTTTGATGTTCAGCAGAGCCCGTTCCTTCGCGGTGATGAGAATAACTATTATCTATCAGCAAAGCCTTCTGAT